CAACCACCAACAATGTTAGTGGCATCATGGATAGTGAAAACTATCCTGGGCTCTCAAAAGAGCCCCTCCCTCCTCCCAAAAAGAGGAGAATTCGTCGTAAGCCAAAGAAATTTTCTTTGGGTAAAGACGAAAACTCATCATCAGTGCCTTTGTCTGAAGATGAGTATTTCCCGGAATTGTGCATGCAATTCGGTACGAGTTCAATGCCATCATTGATGTCATTTTACAAGTCTCATGAGGGGTTATCCCTTCATGGCCGATTGCAGCCTCTTCTCAAGTACCCGATTGAAGTTCTTGCAAATTGCAAGAACCTTCGGTACTTGGGGAGTGATATTCAGGGATCTGGAATGGGTATACTCAAAGTGTACCCTCCTTCCAGAACCCCAGGCCTCTCAAACCACGAGTTCTATGCCCTTTGGGCAGAGGACTTTAGGAAGTTTTTCGGCAAGGCATTCGCCTTGAATTCCAAAGACAAAAAATTACGTTTATATAAGCGCAATTTGGAAGTTCTGGAATTCATGAGGACTACCTGGGATACTCTTCTAATTGGATACCAAATAGAACGAGCGGTTCACTTACAGGAGTACGGCTGTTATACGGTTCTGCAATCTCACAGACTGCAGGGCGTAAACAGGTTTCGTAACCAGTTAGTTTACCATCCACTAGAAGCTGCCCAGCGCCTTAAGGCGCAAGCGCAGGCTTGTCGGCTTTGGTACTATGGAGGACCAAAACCAATAGGGCGCATTCTAGTGTTTAAGGAAAAGCGAGTTGCTATGCTGGCGTCGTACTGCGCCAGATCATTGCCTCCCGCTCCGCCTAATAAGGAGGGACTGGAGGGTCTCTTTAGTCGATTGACTTCAGAACCGGTTCCAGAGCCTCCTTATTGGCGGCCTTTCGTGAAAGCGTATATCGCCAGGTGGGCTAAGCCCACCCGGCGCATGGAATTATATACCATGCCTTCCTCCAATGCAGGACTGGGTTTCACCCGGTCCAATGGAGGCCACACCAAAGGTGTGCAGTATATCATACTGTTAGGCTATGCGCTAACACGGGTGTCATCAATAGGTAAGCCTCCTTCTTTAAAGGAGGATTACGACGGCTCATATCTTGAACTGCTTTCGGATGCTTTGCATCCGGATAGTCAGCTTCCTGACAAGACCAGAAATTCTGATCCTGTCGAAAAGATGTTTATGGGCCGTTGGGAGGATCTCGAAGAGAAACTCCCCGGTATTGGTGAGCACTTTCAGCGGTATGTTCGTGTAGGAGTGGAGTACATAATGGAGAATCTCCAATATGTTCCAATCCTTCCCATCACCGCTGAAGAGCGGGGGCTGAAGACTAGATTTCCAACTTGCAGTCTCACTGCAGTTAACCTAGTTCAACAAATCCTCCGCAGGGTCATCGATTCAGTAATGATTCGAGACCCGCGGTTCTCGGAATCACTGGGAGGCCCTGAAGGTATAAACCTTGGAGGTATGCCTGGCCCGTGGTACAGTCAAGACTGTACAGCGGCGACAGATTACCATCCACAGTGGTTAACCCAAACCGTCTATGAAGAATTAGCAAATGCTTACTCTTCACTTAGGCCATACCGTAAGTACTTTAACTTACTGTTTGGTCCTAAGAAGCTTTTGTCTGGAAACAATTTCCAGTACGAGCCAGACGGATTGATGATGAATTATCCGAGAGCTCCTCTTTTAGATGATTCACTCCTATGGGGTGATCCTTCTAAAGTGAGGAGAGATGAGGACGGAGGGCATGCAACACTCATTCTAAAATATTGGAATGAATGGCTCGCCGACCTCAACTCCGCACCCGGCGTGATAACAAAGACAGGACAAATGATGGGGGATCCCACATCATTTCCTCCTTTGATGCTCGTTTCTCTGTGTTCCGCAGAGCAAACGCTCCTGATACATCCTTATTCCAAATCTGAAGTAAGGAAATATGTACCAGGTTTATCACGTCGAGAAGCAAGGCTGAAAGGGGTTGGTGACGATGCCACCATCCCCGCATGGACTCAAAATCGCAGAAGTCTTTATGACATAAAGATTTCTGAGTTGGGAGGACAATTGTCCATTCCCAAGTGCTTTTACCATCCTACCCGTGCCTTACTGGCAGAGGTTCCGCTTGAAGCGGGTTGGAAAAAGCCTTTTTGGCCCATATCAGTCCTTGTGGCACCTCCTGGTGGATCAAAAGGTCATGTTACTTGGGTATCCCAAGCAGCAGCTTTTGGAGGGGATCCCTCCAGACCCACCAGGAAGATTCCGAAATTCTTTTGGCGAATGTCTCCATACTATTATAGTTGGAGGCTCGCTGAAAGGTTCGGTTTGCCAATTAGTGCACCGGAGGCGTACGGAGGTTTGGGAGTTCCCATATCTCCGAAACGATCAACGGTGTACCACACAGCTTGGTTGTCCTATTTGTCCGAACAGAAGTTGCCTAACTTACTGATTGGCTTAGGATTAGGCCCTATGGGCAAGACTGCTAACGCCCTTTTGGACGAAGCAGCTCGCCAATGGCTTAACAATGTCCTTAGGGATGCCCCAATTTTTGAGGCATCCTCTATGGAATTGCTATCAGACTGTGCGTTGTCCGACACAGGAGAACGAAGACTTTCTCTCAAAGAAGGTTTTCGTTCTGCTGTGAGTCGGTACAGATCCGTGGAGTTCTATTTTAGAGCTCCCCCCGAAAATCTCTTCCTGTCAACTCCTTCTATAAGAATGAGTTGGGAGAGGTTCGGGCGGCGTGTTAGGGCAGTGAAGAAGTACCAATCTGGTATTTCTTATGCAGCTACACACCAGGATCTGGAGAGGAAACAACAGCGTTTCTTCTCCACCTCAGGAGGTTATTTACCTTCACCAACAGACTCTCAACCCGGATATTACGGGTTAGAGATGTCAGGTGAGACTAAGACGCGATGGAAAGCGCCTTGGCTCACTGGTGTAGGTTAAAAAACCAGTTCCTAAGTAAGAACTCAAACTGCCAGGCCCATCTCAAATGTAAATTTGAGAGTTCTGGCTTACCAGGAAACTGATAAGTGTC